ATGGCGGGTTATTTGTCCTGGTTATTCCCCCGTTGTAAAATCTCTCCTAAACTTAACGGTACGGCACCACACTTCGGGGATGAAATGTTCGCGCTGGTACTTTTTGTTTGCTACCTGGATGGCGGTTGTGAAGATATCGTTGTGGATGTCTACAACACGGAACAGCAGTGTCTTTATTCTATGAGCGATCAACGGATCCGCCATGGCGGTTGTTTTCCGATTGAGGATTTTATAGATGGTTTCTGGCGACCTGCACAGGAGTATGGTGATTTTTAATTATTGCAATTGCACAAGAGTCAGTTCGCCCCCAAAGACAGCACCTGTATCAATATAATGCAGGTTGCCAATATCCACGCGATGGCGCAACGGTGTATGACCAAACCAGAAATGATCAGCACCTGTAATTCCCTGCCCTTTTTGGCGTTCACCTAATCGCGAGCGGCTCCACAAGACCTGATGCAAATCAACGTCCTTTTGCCATTCATAAACATCATCTGGATAATCGGCATGAGCAATAACATGTTTGCCGGTGCGACTATGTACTTCAAGAATAAAGGGCAAATGCTGACATTTTTCCAGCGCCGTTTTCGCTTGTTTCTGTTGATTATCTGCCAGCGCAATAAACCAGTCGCCGCCATTCATCAACCACAAAGACATCTGCTGGGATGCCAGCGCATCCATCGCCATCTGTTCATGATTGCCTCTTACCGCACAAACCCAATGTTGTTCCAGTAACTGCAGACAACGTAAACTTTGCGGCCCACGATCGATAACGTCTCCCACTGAGATAAGTAAATCTCGCCACGGATCAAAACGACAATGCCATAATTTGCGGCGCAACTGCTCAAGACAACCGTGTATATCGCCAGAAAGCCAGATATGTCGCCATTGATGACCCGCAATTCTCTGATAAACGGGCGCAGGCTGTTTCATCAATATTTTCCTCCCGCGCTAAAGATCACATAATCTTAACAAGAATGTTAAAAAACGCTGGACTCAGACAGTAGAGTGTGTGTTATGGTTGACTATAAAGTCAGCGAAGGAAATGCTTCTGGCTTTTAACAGATAAAAAGAGACCGAACACGATTCCTGTTTACAACGCAAAACGAAATAACTTCTAAACTTCAACAAGTTAACACCAAAAACCCACTAAATAACACCTCCTGATACTTACTATTGCAATCATTGAAGATCAATCAGTTGCCATTGGTTTCGTGGCGCCGTCGGGAAATCTTCGGGATCAAAACTCCAGGACAGAAATTTCTATGGCACGCCATTACGCATGCCATCTGTAATGTGAAAAATCAGGTGGCAGAGCTAATGCAACCAATATGATTGCTCGCGCCCCATTCTATCAAAGGTTCCTATGCTGTTGCTTTAGTGACTTTCCCTTCCGCATATTTCCAGCCACCAAAAATATCCGCCCCATCGGGCAGAACTGCGACTTCCGCAACACTATGCGAGGCTGGCCAAAGCGTGGTCACATCTGTTGCAATTGACCGGACAACACCATCTTTGTCATACATTATCTTGATAGTGTCTTCGCTAAATAATTTCTGCGATGTGTACCACTCGCGTCCCTCTGAGTCTCTCAAAATCAGTGCGCCAAACCCCGCCAGCGCTTTCTCATCATCAGTTTCTGCAGATGACATAATAAAATTTTTCATATCCATCATGATAAACCTACCGTTACCCATTGTGTGCCAATAAGCATTTGAAGCGGACGAGCGTTTACAGTCTGCGCACCCGCTGTGAATGTAATACCCCGGATTAATAAGCCGGTATCGATAGAAATAAAGTTTGGGGTCGTCGTTCCTATGGTCGATACCGAGCCTTCCCTAAGTTTGATAACTCCTTTTGCTGACTCAGCAACGGTGACAGAGATATCTGCATCTGCCCCTCCGTTAAACATCGCATAGCCGTTAGCATCACCTGATACAGAAATTTTCCGCGCAGTAGTCAATGTGGCCACAGAATTAGGTGGATTCCTGCTCGTATAAACTTCAGTCCAATTGCTTTCTGTTGTACCACTACGATTTTTAATGAAAATTCTCGGGTTATCAGTTCCGTTAAGGCTAAGCGCTATTCGCGAAGAATAGAAACTTGTCCCAGCAAAGTTGATATGAACATAATTCTGGTTTGGCTCAGGGTTTCCGGCATCACCGATGGGTAGCGTATAAACATTAGTAATGTCAGTGTTTGCAGAGGTGGCACCAACTCCGCCAAATCCGAATGCGCCAACCAACATGAGAGCGCCTGTTGTGCTATCAATAACAGATGCCTGAGCATTTTTTTAGCAGCAGTACCGACTCCCAGATAATTTAACATGGAATCAGCGCTATCTCTTGCCAGTAAACTTCTGGCCGCCCCAGTAAAATCAGCAAGGGCAGCAACATCCGCACCTGTAAAATATGGAAGTTTGTTAGCTGAACCTGTAAGAGCAGCCAAGGTAGTCAAAGTGGCATCGAGTGGCTGGGAGGTTTTATTCATCGCTACAATCAGCTTTGTTACCAGTCCTGCTACGTTGCCGTCATCAAGCACATCATTGCCGCCCTTATCACAAATAAACTGGGCCAGAGCCGAAGCAATAAATGTTGCCTGTCTAACCGCCTTGTTCACTTCTTTGGAACTGGCCTTTCCGGAAGAAAATCCCGTGGATAGTGCCGCCAGTGCGAGGTATTCTGCTTGAGTTAATACATTCGCTCCACCAGCTGCGGCAAAAGGTTTAATATCATTAGTTGGCATTGTTAACTCCAGTAACCATTATCAAATCCGGCAATAGCCGTATCCTGAATATCAAATCCGAACATTGGGTGTGCAGGATCGATAACATCAAGGCTTTTAACCCTGACGCCTGCTGCCTTCACTGTTAATTCACCAGCTTCGATTACTTCAATTAACTCTGCCGATGTGTTGGCAATACCATTTAATGCAATTGCGTTAATGCTTATCGACATATCCATGTTGTCGATTATTTGCATCTCAATTCCGGTCCCTTCAAATACTTGATCAAGCAAGTCCTCAAGATCACCGACTGTTCCATCCCACTGGTTAATCGCTATCTGCGCTTTTAAGACCAATCGATAAACATCATCGCTGAGTACGGTAAAACCTGAGTCCGGATCATATGGTCCCTGCCAGTTTCCCTGGTCCCAACCAAGCCCGTCCGTATCCCACGAGAAATAGACATTGGAAATTGGCGTGGTCACATTCCTGTTTCGCCCTACCCACAACCCAACGATATCAAGTTGCTCACCCTGCGCAGAGTCCAGATCGAACTTGCGAAGCATGTCAGATGTTACGCCGGAGATGTCAGTGAAAGGTCGGGTTATCAGGTCAATGTGTTGCTGGAAGAGTGGTTTAGTGACGTGATAGTTCGTTATCAGCTCAGTGTATTTACTCATGGCGTTGGCGTTATTTTGATGTTGGCAATATTGGAATGAGCAGCCTCATTAAATAAGATATCTATATTTGAAGCGGCAACTGTTGCTGCACTCTTACCGATTTTCAGCGAGTTAATATCATAATATTTACTGTCACCACCACTCATTACACCAAGGTTGGCTGGAGAATAAATACGGCTTAACAGAACATCATCACCTATGCGCAGTGAATTTATATATTTCGAAATCTCCGCTTTCATTTCCTCGGCAACTTGTGACGTATAGCCTGGGTAAGTTGCGATGACTATTTCGATAAACGCCTCAACCACCACAGGGCGAGAAAACTTTATCGCTTTTGGCTCGCCATATTTACCCACAAGATTCACTGTGGTAGTGCCGAAGGTCGATGTTCCCTGGTCCTTTTTCTTAGAGATTGCCGTAGCGATAATTGTCGCATCCCCCCCATCAACAATGCAGCTGATGGAGTGTGCTGGCAGACCATTAGCATCCACGGTATCAGCGTCGTTCTCGTAAATACGTACGCGTGTTACGCCGGGAATATCCAGTAGCGTACCGTCTAACCCATCAATGGTGGTCATTGATGGTAGTGCAGTACTCCGTGATTGCCTCTGGCGCAACTGTGCGTCATTTTCACCAGGAGAGCCAACTGTAGCCGCCAATGGATTTGTTACGGTTTTCCACCCTCTTGTCGGCGTGGCAATCTGTGTGATGGTGTTAGCCATTGCCGCGACAGGACCAGCCGTTCTACATGTAGCGGTAACTGTGACCGTACCTGACCCAGGAATATTCACATCAACGGGCAAGTCCCATAATGCCCCATTTGCATCTCGAACTGTACCGGCAGCAATTGGCGTTCCAATATCGCCGGAGATAATTACATCAGCGGTTGAGTTCGTCGCAATCTTGCGGGTAATTCCGTTGATTTTAACGTTGCTACCAAGCGCCCGCCCTATCCCTGTAGCGGGTGAATAGGAGTTATATACCGCAACGGCCGTGTTATTAGCATCGTGAATCCCGAGTGCATACAGCGCTACCATTTGCCCGTCCTTACTGTCCGGATCGAGATAAGAATCGCTACCGTAGATCTCCTTAAAGTATTCCGTTAGTTTGTCCAGGATAGTCTGATAATCAGGCGCACTGATCCCCTGGGCCGTTACCGTTGCCGATAACCCCAGCGTGTCGAGGTTCAAAGCCATTTATGCCTCGCTGGTTACTGTGGTTTGTCCGTAAATGGTGTTTATGGTGGACGTGAACGTGACGCGGCGAGTTGTTCCGCTGTTGACTGTGTCAAACGACAGAATGGACAACACGCCGGGGGTTGAACTGATGCGGTCTCTTATTGCCAGGTTGTAAACTTCTGGCCTCTGCTTTCCAAGAACCGACTGGATATAGGGAGTACCTTCCTCCGTATCGAGGAACCACTGGCCCTTCCAGAGTTCAAATCGAGTCTTAACCGCCTGGGCAACGCACTCTGGAGAGTTAGCCAGGAAAGTGCCATCGCCCTGCCCGAAGGTATAATCACCGTCGCTATCTTCGCGTCTGTATCGCATATGCCCTCTACCACCAGCGAACCTGGCCTATGAAATAACCGAGAGCAGCCACAATAGCCACCATCCAGATCATGATGAATTTCCAGCTTGGTAATTGCTTAATCATTAATCGCAACTCCCGTATTAGTTTGCTAAAATCAAGCACTGATTCTCCCTTGCTCTCATCAAGGTGTAGAAAGTAGAAAGCCCCGAAGTGCGTCAACACTCGGGGCTTTGTTTTATCCCGTTGATGGGAAAATATATGTACGAATCGTTATTTTGAAATTATCTCGCCAGCGGTAATGCGCTGTTAACTCACACTTCCTGATTTCCCCGTTCCTGGCTGTACGTCGTTATGGGTGTGACTATCATCAATGGTTTTGTTGTTCGATTTCAGCGAACCGAAAAACTCAATGGCGCCAGTAATTTTCGCTGCGGTTCCGCTAGAAAGACTACCGACCATGCCCCCCATCCACGTTAACAGCCCGGTGATCGTCACCTTCTCCGAGAAGGTAGATTCAGGGGAAATCACGTCGAAACCGCCTGGCGCGACCAGTTTGATTTTCTTCGTGTCAGGATTAATTTCGAAGTAGGTACTGCCGTCATCGCTGCGGAACTGCGCTGCAGTGGTGCTGATGCCGCTGATTTTGCGCGTCTGAGACTGCGGGCCTACGATGGCGAAGGCATCACTCAGGTCATGCTGGCGCGGGTCTACCGCCTCCTGTACGCCACCGTTCTGCCACCAGAAATCAATGCAGCGATCGGAGAACACCAGCAGGCACTCATCGCCGGCTTTAACCGGGAAAGTCAGCGTGCACCCACCGCCCCGCGGGAATACCACCGGCACATCAGGAAGGATCGGAATGGCCTCGGAGGTAGCCTTACCGTCATCACCTACCTTTTGGCCGTAGATGGCAGGCTGAACGGTGCAGGTCACTGTTTCGGGGTCGAACGACTGGATGATTCCGGGCATGGCAACGCGCAGGCCGGTGAAAATAGACAGTTTCTGTGCATCAAACGTCTGCTGCTCGCTGCCGTCCTGCGCGCGTGGTGATACTGGCATGAAGATCTCCTGGCAATAAAAAACCCGCCGGAGCGGGTTTGTTTAAATTTATTTAGCACTTGGTGGCGGAACTATAGTTTCAGCCCAGCAGCGACACTTACCGCCAGGGCAGCATTTTCCCTCACCAGGCAGGCCAGTTTTGGGCGGTCTTTTCCATCTGAACACTTTCCCATTGTTCTTAGCGCAAGCATTACAACATCCGCTATCCCCTGCAGTATGCCACCGGAACTTAGTTGCCCCGATGTGTTCTGCGCGAAGCATATTGTATCTCGCATGTTCAGCAACGCTGCGCTTAATTCGGTTAAACTCAAAATTCCTAACAAACTGGTCATCACGTTTCTTTTTGCGGTTTTTTACAAAGCCACGAACAATCAGAAACAAAACTACGAGGATGACAGCAATTCCTGGCTCCATGGTCATTCAACCTTCATGCAGTCGTAAGTACCAAAAATACGAGGCTCGCTCATGTTTTGGCGTACTGCTTCAGCATTGAGAATTCCTTTCCCATTGCGTTTTATGTAATCGAGGCCATACCGCTGTCCCGTGTTTTCATTCAGGACGATCCATTGCATTTTTATGTTCTCGTAATCACCCTCTTTTTTGAGAAAAGTTACCTTCTGACCATCAGGCTTAGCGCCGTTTATCCTCGGGTATCCGTCATTCTCGGATGAGGTTGAAAACACAAATGGTCCGCACTTCATGTAGTCAGAATTTTCCGCCAGTGAAGCAAAGCTAACCAATGTTAAAGAAGCCATCAAAAGTAGTTTTTTCATTGTGGAGCCGTTCGCTGTAGGGCCGAATTCGACTGCAAATCACGTGCCCCTCGAGCCATACACATGAGATCCATATACCATGGATTTCCCCTCGTATCACCGGTGTAGCTTATTGACTGGACAATGTAGACGCCATCAGTGGCCACACTGGCGGGCTGCGCTATAGTGCCGCCAAGTGAAAGGTTACCATCATTGCTCGACTCTGTGATTCTTGCCTGTGATCTTTGGATCTCATCGTTCGGCAGTTGGGTGCGATAGACAGATGCCTGGTCAAGCTGAATTAAGCCGTTCACCCTGATGTTGGGGTTAATCAGGCAGCGAACATTGACGCCAGCACCCATGGTCTGCTGCGGCATCCCTATGAGCCCGGTAGCGCTGCTCAGCACAATGGCCTCGTGTAGATATTTATCTTCAGGAACCATCTGCGCCTGACCGTCCACAAACTGCCAGTTGGCGTTGCATTGCGCCGCAAGATTGCTCATGTAATCACGGGTCATACCGTAGAACACCCGGCCCCGTGGCATCACGCGGTCCGGAAACTCTCCGGTAACACCCTGGGTTATACCGAACGGGGAGAAATCTCTCATCAGCACCGAGTGAACATCTGACAGCTTATACCCGGCAGACAGGCTGCCGGATGAAACGGCCTCGTTAAACGCCTGGTGCCCATCGATGGACTGAATCAGGGTAAAAATGTCGGTGGGGTTATCTCGCCCGGTGATTGTGAAGCGGATCTCACCGTTGAAAATCCCCCCGAAGTTCTGGCCTAGCGTCTGCCCAACCTGATCTGGCGACACATCCGTTACCTGTCCTACCTGGCTTTCAGATACCGGCGGTGCCAGCCCGTCATACCCGGCAATAATAGTGATCCGAGAGAACTCTGAGCCCGTTATACGGCTCATGGTGTCGCGGTTGAGGTTGTAAATCTTTAGCGTTGCGACTCGCGGCCACATGGAGTTGAACCAGTCGATCGCAAACGTCACCTTAAAATCAGTCAGGGAAATACCCTGACCGGAATCATCCAGCAGGCGCAGTTCAAAGTGACGCCTCCAGTTTACGGTCATGCGGTCACCTGAGCAAAGTAGAGATGGCTGGAAGAACCAAGATTGGTTTTCGTCGGGTATTCCGGCGTGCCATTCTCGGTCGTGACGATCAGCGCGCCGGAGATCCCCAACTCCGGGTATTGTTCTATCAGGTCGACATCAGGAACTAGCGGAACGCCCATCAAAAGTGGCTGTGCCTCACTATCCATAACGTCCAGTATCCAACCGGCCTCGTCCCGCCATACGACTTTAATCGTGTAGTTGATGTCACCGAGCATGACGCGAAACGTCTGGTTATCCGCGCCGAGCGGTATTTCGTTAATCTTCATGCAGACCCCAGGAAACCGATAAATTTTTGCAGCAGCGAGGTGTTGCTCACTGGAACTGGCGTTTTCGTACCGATGTCTTGGACAGGTGCCGTGCTTAAACCGTCCTGCATATTCGCTTTATCAGCCACAGAGACGCTCTGAGTTTGCGTTAATAGCACCTCGCGTAGCGTCAATACGCACGACAGTACGTTCTCGCTGGTGCGGTCTGTCGTCACCTCAATGGCGCGAATCAGCATGTTACTGTAGGTGCGCTTACCAGTGACCACGTCGAACGGCAACCGGGAAGACTGAAGATCCAGCAACTGCTGGTAAACCTCCTTTGGGCTCAGGCCAATTCCCAGACCGATTCCCGAGACATCCACAAAATCGAGAATGGATCCGCCACCAGAAAACCCGCACTCCATAGTGACTTCGCTGGCGCGTTTATAGGCGTGATCATTCACCGGAGCGCCAATTTCCACCGGATGCTCAGTGATTTCGAGCGCATCAACATGCTTTTCTGACACCACAACATCTGGCACTAAGATGCCGATTTTGCGTGACTGCAGCCGGAAGATTGCCGACAAGATATCCATCAGTAGACCCTCGGTTGAAGTTGCTGTGTGAGGCGAGAATTAACACCTGATTGGCGGTCTGCCACTTCCCGGCCGGTAGATGCTGGGTCATTCGCACCGTAAATATTGATGTTGGTTTCCTGGCTTATCTGGGAGGCCGCCTGGTTTGCCGCGAGGCTCGCCAGTGGGGAATTCCATTGCCCGTAACCTTCCTTGCGTGACATCGCCTGCAGGAGGTTACTGAACTGCTGCGGATCGCTCAGATTCAGCTTATCTTTAGTTCCCACGCCCATCATGTTGGCGACAAAGTTGGAGTACGCCTCCGGATCGTTGTTGTCACTAGCCGGGGCGTACTTGTGGATGATGTCCCAGATTGTCTGTAGCTTCTGGAAGCCGGCAGCAGCACTTTTCCCGGTGAAGTAGAGCCGAATCTGCCGGGCCATTGCCATCCACCCATCCATCGGCGTTGCATGAGAAGTAAACCCGGTACCGCCTACCGGGCGCAGATTACCCGGGTTGTTGTTCCGGTCTGCAAGTGTTTTGCCTGATCCGCCGCCATCTCCTAACAGCCATCCATTGAAAGTCTGCCCGATGCTTCTCGGGTCAAAGCCAGTCCTGTTTTTAATCCATTCGGCAGTGTTATTGGCGCTATCCGATACAGCAGGAAGTGCATCCTGCCCCTTCCCCTGAGAAAGCAGGTTTTTACCAATTGCGTAAGCATCTGACCATCGCCCCTCGTTGATGGCGTTTATCAGGTCGCCAATCATCTTGATCATCTTGCCAAATTCACCAAATTGCTTGGTGAGGTTGTCGATGTCGCCTTTCAGGGTCCAGTTTTTGAGGTTGATATTGAGCAGCTTGGCTATCTCGACACCGATCGCTTTCACTGAATCTCGCAGTTCCCCCAGTGACTTCAGGGCAGCGTTAATCTCCGGCTCCCATTTATCCCAAGCGATAAGACTTTTCCCGCCCTCCTTCCACGTCTGGTAATCCTCAATAAGCGCCAGTATTGCGCCGCCGAGGGCTATCACAAGGCCGATTGGCGACTTGAGAAACTCCGAGTTAAGAACCTGCCAGGCGGATACCAACGCAGAAACTAGGGCAATCAGCTGCTGTATATCCGGCGGCAGCTTTTTAAACCACTCAATCAGGCCGCCGACCGCTTGCGAGACGCGCCACGCCATCTGAGCTATCACATCCGCCGCGAAGAGCACACCCTTCACAACCTTTGTGACGACGTCCTCTATCTTCGGCCAGTTCTCCAACATCTGCTTACTGAGGTTATTCAGCGTGCCGCTCAGGCCACCAGCCAGGTTTGAGCCGACCTTATCGCGCAGGATCCCCAGCAGCGACACAAATTGCCGCATTGAGGTCATGAATTTGTTGGACTGCTGCGCCGCCTTATCCGCGTCAAAACCAGTCTTCTGCATCATCGACTGGTATTCAGCCGTGAAGCCAGACATCCCACGGCGCATCGACATCAGGGTGTTTTCGTCGATGCCCAGCATCTGCGCGTACTGGTTTGCCCGGTAATACGGCATATTGCTGAGCCGCTGACCAACACCAGTGAAGATGGACGACATATCGCGCATTTGCCCGGACGCATCACGCGTCTGCACACCCAGACGATTCAGGAAGCCTTCAGCTCCCGGATTGCTTCGCATAAAACGCGCCAGGCTCTCCAGTGAGTTCTGGGCCGCCTCAGCACTGGATCCGGTTTGGGATGCAGCGTAGCCAAGGGCCTTAATACCGTTTACCGAAGCACCGGTCCGCTGTGACGCCCAGTAGAGCTTATCCAGTCCATTCGCGATCGAGGTGGTAAAACCGACAATGGCCAGCGCCGTGGATTCCACTGCGGCCCCCAGCTTAACAACGTTTGCCGCTACGCCTTTGAGCGTGGCTTCAAACTTCGCCTGGCCCGCGCCGTCGATATCGAACCCCAGAGAGACCAGGTAATCACGGATAGTATCAGCCATTGTTCTGGGCTCTCCATTTGGCTACGCGCGCGTCATTATCGTCACGCATATCAAGGTAATCGTTAAGCAGCGCGATGCGGCACAGGTCAACTGCACCGCTATCGAGGTCTTTCTGATCGAGGTTGAAGGCGAGCGCCGGGCGAAGGATGTAATCCTCACCGCCCGGCAAGGTGTTGAAGGTTATTCCACTGGCAGGGTATTCGTCTCGCCGGTAGGAAGTCCTTGCAAAAAATTTCCCAGAGAATCCGCGACCACCCGCGCCACCAACTGCAGCATTACAAACAGGTCGATATCGTCGAATGCCATGGTGCCCTGCTGACACACTGGCACCCAGGCGTTTAGGTGTTTTCGTGCAACCACCTGCAGGCAAGGGAACAGGATCGCATCCACATCAGCATCGCTTAGGCCGGAAACAGCATCAGCAATCTTCGGCACGATGCTCTCCAGCGCGCCTTCGGTGTCTTTATCACTTAGCTTTAACTGGATATTACGGAAGTCCGAGACCAGACCTGCCAGCACCGGCAATAGCTTGCGGGATACTTTCAATTGCTCGAACACGCTCAGCTTAGCGATACGGTACTGCTCATTTTTGATGGTGATTTCCATGGATTAGTACTCCCCCAGGAATGGGTCGATTTTGATGCAGTCGAAAACCCAGGCCACTGTCCCGCCTTCTTTAGCATTCTGCCAGTCAGGGTGTTTCTGGAATGCCCCACCGCGCGCTGTCATGATGTCGCCGGAGGCCGTATTGCGAAATACGAATACGTTGTTGCCCCACAGCGATGAGGACTGGCTCTGTGCGTTATACGCCAGCGACAGTTTTTTGTTCACCGGAGATGTCTTCAGCAGGTTGACGGTTACCGTCCCGGCTTTACCCGCGTGCAGGGAGTGCATACCTTCGCCATCTGCCCCAATCGTCATGGTGTTTTTGTTTTCCACCATGGCGACGGTGATACCTTCTTCGGAGTTTGCGGAACCTGCACCAAGATCAATCACCCCGGTTGGGCCAGTCATTGACCCCGTGATATCCAGAAAAGAATAAGTGCTCATTCAGGGTCTCCTTAGCGCACCACGTCGATTAATACGTCAGCGAAGTGGATAGCACCCGTCAGTTTGGTTGCCACCTGGATCACCGGAGCTTTTCGCGCCTCACGGTCTGCCTGAGCTTGCGCATTGAGCGAGTTAGCGAAGACGTAATAGCCTTTGGTCAGCATATCCCCTGCCGTCAGTTGCCCGACGTCACCACCGTTCCAGATACCCGGAGCCACCAGGCCGTTATTCGCTGACTGGTCCATCGATTGCTCAATGTTGGTTACCAGGCGCGTCACACCGGCTTCAGTCTGTGGAATTTTGGTGGTGGAGGTGTAAAGCAGGTTCCAGAGGTTGTTCTGGACGTAGTTCTGCAGCCAGTCGAGCCCGTGACGTTCGTCGAAGAAGTCGCCGTTAGACATCACCCCTTCCTGGATGATTGCTGTGTCGTTGGCATAACGCACGAACACGTTGCAGTTTTTGGCCTTCAGCGTATCGGCTTGCTGCGCGGTGATAGTCTCGGCAGTGATGCCCGGCTCCTGCTTGAACTTCAGGGTAATGGTGGTGTTATTGCCCAGGAAATTGACAGTGAACGCACGCCCGAACGCAGAAGCTGCTGCATAAGGCGTTTTGCTGTACTGGCAGAACACGCGCCCGTAACCCGCAGCTTTAAGCTTGCTGGCAATGTCCATGGCGTTCGTACCATCAAGCACCGTGGCATCAGCTGAAGTCACGCCGTACACGCGAGAATCACTGGCAGAGCCAATCAGCGCGGCGACATCGAGGTGATCCTGGTCTGTCATCGTCGCATCAGCAATCACCAGGCCATACCAGTCAGCGGAATATCCCAGCGCCGCCGCGACAGAAGGAACAGCAGAGCCTGCATGTGCCGCTGTACCGTTTACTGCAACCGGATGGCTACCCGCATCGATACCCATCAAAGGAGCCAGATCCGTTCCTGCCCCTGCTGCTGATGGAATGCCAACAATGGATGCCGCACCGGTTGTTGGTGAGGTGATCAGGAAGTGCGAGGTCACCGCATTCCACGTCACAACCGCGCCTGCCAGTTTGGTGCTGATGGCCGTTGCCACTTCTGCCAGGGTTGTCACCGCCGACAGGTCAACAGCACTGATATTTTTTGCAGCACCATCAATGGTGATATTCAGCGCGCCATCGGTGACAGCGCTGAAGTTTTCAATACGCTGCTCAGAGGCATTCAGCTGCGCACCCGTGAGTGTGCCTGCGGTTGCTGGAATTGGCGTTCTGTCCATTTTGCCAATGTACAAATCCAGTGGCTGGGGCGACTGCTGGAAGTAAAGGTTTGCGGCCTTGTACTCTTCTGACGTGGTGCCGAAGTCAGCGGCCACACTTTCAATATCGTTATACAGACGCATAACTTCTGGCGCGGTCAAAACACCGGACGTGCCGAGAGCCAGCAAAGCGCCGAAGTCCCGGCCCTGCGCGGCTCGTAGCGCGAGCGAAACCTGCACGCGTACGACGCGTGAGACTGATAAGCCGTTAGGCATGATTATTCTCCGAAAAATTTAACTGGAGCAGAGAGGAGCGATTTGATGCCGTACTCACGTACCGTCTTGCGGCGAAGTGTCACAGACAGGTCGTAGCGGCGTTGCCACTGGTTATTGATAAGTTCTGGTGCCGGAATGATGCGACCAACCTCGCCAAGCGTCAGGCCAACCCGATTCAACTCCGCATTGTTCTGCGAGACGAACAGGCCGCTGCGGAACGTTTTGGCAAATGACTGGCCTGCTGGGCCGTAAAAGCAGCAGAGCACCACAAGCGTTTCGTATTGCCACTGGTAATCGGTGTCTTCATCTTTGGTTACAGAGGCCGGGTTTGCGGCGTCCTGAAAGTCTGAGATGTTGAACCCGCACCAGTTGGTACCAAGCTCCGGGATCGTCGGCTGAGGATCGGTAAATCGAGGTCGGGACATTCCGTCAGGTAGACCGGATACACCGCGTATCCAGCGGCTAAGTTCACGCTCCAGCTCCTGATCATACTGTGGCACCGGACTGGTTGGCGTCAGGTATCCGGGTTGCGTGGTGTTATTCAACTGACGTACCTCCGTTGAACTCCATCAGCTCGCAGTGTGCCTGAACGAATCCTGCACCGTAGGACGTGTACGGATCCACAAACGTGACGCGGTAATGTCGCCCGTTATAGGTCACCACATCAGCATCCAGCCCAGGCTTGCCCTGAGTCAGTCTGAACTGCGTCACCACGAGGATCGCCCCTCCAATAGACTGCCCGGCGGCCATACGCTTTGCTTCCAACGAGCGGTCAACCGTAACTACCCCGTTGAACGGGATGTCCTGGCCGGTGTTAGTAGCGAAGCCATCAGCGTCAAGCACCTGCGTCTTCCGCGTGCACACCAGTGTGTAATCACAGAAATCAGGGTCTAGCAGGACATCCGTCACATCGAGAAAAGGCATTATTTTTTACCTCTCACAACGTAGGTGATTGAGCGCAGGAGATAGCCATGGGCATAGAGTGGCTTGTCGCCTGGCAATCCCTGCGCCCGGCGGTTAGCTTTGGTCATGTCAGAGATAGGAATTAGGCGATCGCCATCAGTAATAACGCGCTTCGCACCGTTTGAGGCAACCAACCCGGCCTTTTCCAGCTCATTCTCTGCAGCTGAGAATTGCCCATCCAGCGCCATGCCTGCAGCGGCCTTGAGGTGCTCCGACGTCACTGCCTGAGTATCCTCGATCCCGATATCCAGAAAAGGACGCGGAGGTAATGTCACCTCGCGGCCGCCAAGCCTGACTGTTGCCCCTGTAGACTGCAGATAGCCAATCTCAGCGTTATTCAACTCTTCCCCGTCCTCGCGAACCGCGTTGGATTCTGGTATGCCCACCAGCACATCCATCTTCGACAGCCTGTCCAGGCCAGCGAGAACAGAGGCGGCGTTATCCGCCCTGACTTTCACGCCGCTCATAGCAGTTGCCGCCCGCCAGCACCCGACATCGACCACCACCAGTAGAATTCGCGCCCATACCCGGTGTTATTCCAGAAACCTGCATCAGGGTTAATCACGCCAGAGACGTCATAGCTAGCGGATACCTTGTCCACGGATTTGGATGTGAGGATGCCGCCGCCGGAGGAGTTGACGCCGCCAGCTGCTGCGCCTGCAATAGCCTTACCACGAAGCTCTGTATAGTGGGCCGTGAACAACTCAGCGAGGTAAACGAACTGGCAGCCGAACACATCCTGGTTAAGCAGGCAATCAGCCTGATTCAGATAGAAGTTGACGGATGCGTCAGGATAACGAGTAGCGTCGGAAAACTCAGGGAAGTCGATGCGGAACTGATCACTTGTTGGCAGAAGGCTGTTTTTTGCCATTAGCAGCCTCCAGCGCGGTCAGCTTTTCGGTCAGCTCACCCAACTGCTGCTGCAGACCGGTGATGGTGCCGTCTTTCTCTTCGATTTGTTTTAGATGATCGTCGATGGTGGAGGCATTTTCACCCAACTGCTGCTGCAGACCGGTGATGGTGTCTTCCAGACCTGAGACCTTCAGCATAAGGTCTTCATCATCCTGGCTCTGCTTCAGCTCATCTTCAGTGATGGGCTGAGCATGCGCACCAAACGCCCAGTGCTCGGTCACGCGCTTTTCAAAGCTGTGCACGCCTGGCGTCAACTCAACATGCGAGCCGTCGGTGAAGCGCAGAACAGCACCGGAAGTTACGAGATATTTCATACTCTCTCCAGAACGGCGGGTTACCCCGCCATAAGGGTTACGCTACAGGAACGTCCATGTAGGCGATGGTGTTGCCGTACGGGGTTTCAACCTGGCCCAAACGACCGTAGTAGGTTGTCAGTTGATACAGACCGCGGTATTCCAGCGGGGTATTCAGCAGCGGCACCAGAGGGAAGCGAATGAACTTCTCGTCCTGGGTATATGCCACCATGCGATGAGCGCTAGCTGCGCCACGTTTGGAAGCCCACTTCATGGACACGATTTCCAACGGCACGCCGTTCTCCTGGAACGCGATGCTGTTGATCCTGATGTACTCCATTACGGAGATGTTTCCGGCATCAGAAACTTTACGGCTCACCAGGATGCTGAACAGTTCAGGGGCCAGGCCGATTTTTGCAGGACAAATGGCATAACCTGAATTTACCCATGCCTGAGACAGCACAAGGTTTACATCCCCGAGAATTTCATCTGGCGTTGTTGCTGGATCTGCCCACGCCTTAGCAGCGCTGATTGGTGTTACCTGAGAGAGGTTCAGAAGGCCGGTGACACCCAGATCGTTATCGCCAATGTAAACCTGCTCGTCGATGTCCATGTTCCATTTGAGTTGCATGGCATCGTACTTCTGGCTGTCTACCGGGCGTCCTACCTGCTGAGCAGAAGCCAGCTCTGGCAGTGTCCAACCCAGCTCCATGCCCCACAGGCTCAGTGGTTGAGCGGTCTTCTCGATATAGATATTGGTCTGCGGGATAGCAGTGGAGTTTTTGCCGATCCAGTTTTTGCCGTTCGGGTTCACACCACCAGCGGCCGCGATATCGGTGTTGGTGAAGGAGGACTGCTCATCAGCGATAGAAACGTCGCTGCGCAGCGGCATATCACGCGACCACTTATAGCTAACCAGCGGCAGGTTAAGCGTCTGGTCAAGGCGCTCAAGTTCGCCGACCAGGAATACGCCAGCAGCGTCTACGGTGGCTTTATCGATAGTAAACATTCATCGTTCCTTAGATGTTGTAGGCGATTTCAACGTTGCCGTGGGTGGTGGTTGCTGCTGCATCGCCGGGGCCCATCACTTTCGCAATGGTCAACTCAGGGGTGTTAGATGCGGTGCCATCAGGAGTTAGTACCACAGAACCTAAAGGACTTGCCGTCGTAGGCGCAGCGACACGGATGTAAACCTTGTCACCCTTCTTGGCAGTACCGGCCTGAGCCGTAGGAACGGCCACGCAGATATAACCACGCTTCAGTTGGTCTCCTGTGTAGCCAGCCGTTACACCCAGCGCGCAAGCATCAGTCGGGTTGGTAGTTGGGTACGGACGAACGAACAGGCCAGCTACGTCAGCAACGGTGTCACCGGCCTCCAGCGGCACGAATTTACCGTTGAGATTCTTACCCGCTAGGCCATAAGAAGGGAATGGCTTAGTGGCATCGAGGATTGCAGGCTCTGCGGTGAGGTCCTGTGGACGAGTAACGGCACCAGGGAAACCGATCCCCATACGAGTTAAATAAGCTTTACCAGCCATTGTTGGTTACCTTATTGGTTGCGTTTCCAGAAATCGGCGTTGATTTTGTTCAGCTCAGCCGGGGACATAGGGCCGCGAGCGCGATCACCAGTTGGTTTGCCAGATGGCGGGGTGATCCGATTTTTGGCTTTGTTCAGTTCCAGCGCGCCGCTGAATACCGCGTCCACCTTGGCTTTCGGCACCTTGTCATAGTCCTGAATGCCAAATGACTTGAGGTATGTGCTGTCGCCGGTACGCATCGCGTGATTCAGTACCTGACGCTTCAGGCCTTTGTCGCCACTAGGCTGGAAGCCTGGACAGATGATCTCCGCGTCACCGATGAGGTTGCGCTTATACGCCGCATCTCCGGTTACCTTCGCATCTTCTTCTGCGTCTTCATCACCGGTTTTCTTATCCAGATCGGTTTCTTCGTCGGTCGTGGTCTTCTGGTCTGCCGGCAACGCGGTAGCCTGAGAAGGCACGTTCATGTTGATAGTTAACCCGGGGATCGAACTCATACCGTCTGACGGCATATCGGGAGCTTCATCTGCAAGCTTCGCCAGCGCATCTTCATCTTTGGTGCGAATGGCATTGGCCAGCTTCTGAAACCAGTTCTGCTGTTTCATGTTGCTTCCTTTGGTTGATGGGGCTGAATCCCCTATGGCACATCGGGAACCAGCCCGCCCGCGGTCGATACCGACGGCCAGATGGTTGCCTGTGATTTGGTGTTGTTTTCCCTTGCCGGGCGAGAGCTGCTTATAGAGCGCGTCGTATCCGCAGCTGACATCGGTCAGACCAGCCTCGATTGCGTCGATTGCTTCCAGGCGCTTAACCAGCACGTCGGCAATGAGCAGGTCTGCTTTATCGCCTGTGCCGCGCCTGACGTTCTGAATATGACCGTGGGCCAGTTCGGAATAGTTGGTGGGGTTAACGAAAAGGATGCCGCCACCAGCGTCTTCTGGGTGCCCCAGCGTGACGGCGACGCCCTCAAAGCTCGCCATCGTTTCAGGAGAGAACACCTCATCTTCCGTTCGCCAGACAGTGACGGTACCGCTCGCGTCGGGCTCAAGGTCGATTTCTTCCGGCAGATAGACCTGAGATCCCGTTCTGGCAATCGGCACGTCCTTGCAGAGCAATGAGCCGTCCGCCATGCGGAACCGGGTTTCCCCGAGCCTGGTCTCAAAAAAGTATTTCATGGGTTACCTGCTGAATTGCGGGCAAATAAAAAGGCCTGCATAAGCAGGCCTCTTTCTCAGACTAGAAATCCACGTCGCCTCAACTCGACAAGAATTGAATCGATAGCACCGTGGATGATGTCAGTGTTGTAATCCTGCGAATTTCCTGACTGATAAATATCATCAAGCAATTTGCGATTGTGCCTTAAGCTGTCAATAAGTCGTGCGTTGGTAAGTGCCATGATGGGCCTCCTTGAATTATAGTTATGAGCATTGCTCACTCTTATTTATCAATTCACGGAGGGAAATCGCTGGACTTAACAGAAATTTTTTTAGCATTTTGTGCTATTTACGCGGAGGCGGCACTTGAATCTCCGGCCAGCATTTGCAGTTCGGCAGGCATCCGGCATGCCCGGTCATTTCGTCCAGAGTGGGTGGGTTATCCCAGCGCACGAACTTATTCCTCATTTTGTAGTGGGAATCGCGGGTACCAGCGCCTTCAATGCGCCACCAGTAACCTTCTGAGCCAATCGACTCGGCGCGCGCCTGGGTGAGTGCTGTGGTAGCCCTGCCGATTTCGGTGCGGGCGATCATCTTCGCGCGGCTCTCCGCTACGTCGCCGGACTCCATAATCATCCGGTAGAGCGCGTCGGGGCGTTCACCGTTGATGACAGCTTCCATTGCACGCGCCTGGATGTCACGGACGCGATCGGCAGCCTCCAGCGGCAGAGACTTAATCAGCTGCACCTGGCGGGACACTATGTCCTGTGCCACGAACCCCACCGGCGTATTGCCGACGACATCTCGCAGCCCCTCGGAGATATCCTGCGATACCGAGCGCCACTGGCTCCACTCCTCCTGCTCAACCTGCAGGAACATGCGTTTAGCGACCCGGTCGGCCCAGTCGTCAATCAGCAGGGAGTAATCCATCAGCCGGGCGTTAACCTGCTCGGCGCTCGCTTCCGAACCATCGTAGGAACCAGTTACTATCGCGCCGCACTGACGCGCTATCTCCTGTAGGCTTTTCTGATACTGGCGCTCCGATTTGCGGCGGAGGTTCGGTTTCAGATTCAGCCTCCTCCCATTCTGCTTTGGCATCTTCAATATCCTTGTCGGTGATAGAGCCGCCGATGCCGATGATGTCGGACAGGTTGCGGAGGTCGTTAAGCGCAGCGTGTTGAGGCATACCAATATCGCGTACGGCGGTCGCCAGGGCGGTGGCCACGTTACTCGCCATCGTCGCCCGGTCGGTGTCCGACATCTCCCAGAGCTTGTTGAACTCGAAGGTGAAGTCTTCCGGTAGTGGTTGGCCGAACAGTGATCGCCATGTGATATCCAGCAGCCAGCGGATGTGGCGGCGCAGGCGGCGTTCCTGTAGCGAGTTAACGCGGCTGTAGTAGTTCTCTAGGTCACCGTCACCAGTGCTGAATCCAGATGGCGATTGCCCGAACAGGCGTACCAGCGGGATACCGGTTGCTCCGGACACCTGCTCAGCAAAGCGCAGGATGACGTCGGCTATCCCCGCGAACGAGTAGCTGTGGGTCTGGAATTCATCGTTTTTATCCATCAGGGTCATGCCCTCGATGGTCTGAAATTCACGGATCATGTCCATATGCTTCATCAACCCCTCATGCATGGGGTTGCCAGGGCCGAGCGCAAGAATTTTGCGCAGCCCCTCAATGCTGTATGTACGAAGGTGAGCTTTGTGGATCAGCTGCGTGGTACCGACGGTCGCCGTATCGAAAGCCTGAATGCGCTCGAAGATACGCTCGACGACAGACATACCCCAGCCGTTCTCGGTCTGCGCCTGCTGGAACGGTAACGATTCACCCTCCATGCGGATAATGCGACTGTGGTGAATCTTCCAGGGTGGAATCCCCTGCTGGTTGGTCACCACCTTGTAATACTTCGGTTTGCCGAACTCCGGGCCATAATCGGTCACCAGATCGTAATAGCTCGGGTTGACCTGCCATCGGTCGAGGCACATCACCCCTTTAAACTGACCCTCTTTGATGCGGTCGAGCTTAAGCGGGGTGGACATGTCCTGCCCTTCCAGCAGCACCACCAGCAACGCGCCGCCATAAAGCCTTGACCACTTCAGGGTATCGTTGAGGCCGTCCCAGATCGCGATATCGTCCCAGAAGGTTTCGAACTTACCTTTCTGGCCCGGCTTTAATTTCGAGCTGATGTTAATGCCCTTACGGGTCATGTCATCAGCCATCGCGTCTACGCCAGCACCCACCAGAAACGATGACCGGTAGGCGAATTCCAGTTGTACACGGTTGCGCGAGATATAGCCTGGCTGGTAACTCCCGCCGCTCTGGATATTGGCAGTGTAACCACCAAGTTTGGCAGCGAAATTGTTATACCCGTCAGCAGTCGCAACGGGCTTTTTAGCGCCGTTATGGCGGTTCTTGCGGGACATAATTAACCTCTTTGACCAAGTGCGGCCCACGATCCAAGTCCGTCAGCGCTTGTGATGTATCCATCAAGCGAATAGCGCACGGCGTCCCAAAGGTGGTTGTGCTTATCCACGACAACCGGTAGCACTTCGCCGGTCATGCGGTCTGTTTTATAGGAGTAGAGGCGCGCCTCATCGACCATGTGCTTGCAGCGCTCATGGATAATGATCTCTTCAAACCCTTTCAGGTATGTGATTCCGTCCTCAACGCTGCCAGGCCACTTCGTAGCCCCGTCGATAACGAAGCCCTGACGTGACAAGTAGCTGATTGTTTCAGGTCGGCTGCAGTCACCGTGGATGGGCCACTTTCTGGACTCCGGGATAGAGTCATAGAACGAAGCCATTTCATCTAGTTCGACGCCAACACCGTAGGCCTCGTACTCGATATAAAGCCTGGTGCCAATGATGAAGCAGCGAACCAGTGTTGACGGGTCATTAGCAAAACCGAAGTCAGCGCCATAGAACAAACGATCGGCACTTTGCCACAAGTCGTCAGCGAACGCTTCAACCCGGTACTTGCCGGAGAAAATGACAGCTTCACTGAGCGCTTTCGGCAGGCCAAGCCAGATATGTTCGTAGGCTTCGAAGTCGATACGCTTGCAGTACTCCATCTCGTGCCGGAGCACGTCAGGAAAGAAGGCGTTATCAACGTAATTGACGCAGGTGATGATTGCGCCGCCATCAGGGGGATCAGCGCGGTGCCGTTCCATCATGGCGTAGGTCGGGTCGGTAGCCTCACGCGGGTTGAATGACACCCACACTTCCGATTTATTGGCGCGAACGGTCGGGCCAAGGATATCCCAACTATCCTGCGATACAGTCTGCGCCTCTTCCACCCAGCATATTTTGATGCCGTGCATCGACTTAATGCTCTGGATGTTGTTACGTAGGCCTTTGAAGGTAAAGCGCGTGCCGTTGCTGCCCTCTATCTCGTTATTCTTGACCTTGTAGAAGTGCGCTAGGCCAAGCGAGTGGATCTCCGCATCCAGTAGCGCAAGTACCGAATCGTTGATGGAGTTCTGGAACTCACGAGCGCAGAGGATGATCATCGGCTCGATAGCGCCCAACAATACCAGCGCGCGGGCAATCTCTACCGACTTGCCACCACCGCGACCGCCATACGTCCAGCGCCAGCGAACAGAGCCTATCGGTGCGTCGTACAGCGTACACATCACCCAGTCGCTACTGAATGAATAGAGAACACCATCAATTATTGTTGGGCTGTCTGCTTTCCCTCGCGCAGTTTATCCATGTGCGCCGCCCACGCTTCAGGCGGGCAGTTCGACGGCGTGACGATGCAGACCTTTCCGTAGCTCAGCCCAGCCAGATCGACATTCACTTCCGTTTTATTGCTCATGTCGATGCCGGTGAGCTGCGCAGCGTTCTTGATGTTCGGGGCCACCTGCCCAAATTTCTTTTCTTGCAGCGCTTCTTTCGCCGATTTGTAGGAAAGCTCAGCCAGGTCTTTCGCATCGAATGAGACGAGCAGCGCGGCATCCTGACGTAGTTCTCTGATGCGCCTGCGCACATCCGGGCGTTTGAACAGGATGGAAGCCTGTGAGTCAGCTCGCGACGGTGAGTAGCCAGCGCATATCGCCGCCTCTTTCTGCGGCATGCCTCGCGCAATGTTCTGCGCAAACTGCTCATGCTGTGGTTTAAGGATGCCCGCGCTTTCCTGCGCAGTCTCGCCGTCAGTCGGTGAAAAAGCCTCAACCACAACTACGTGTGGCATCTGGCTTTGCGAAGTTTTGCGCACTTCCTTCTGCGCAGTTTTTTGCGCAGCTGGTTTTTTAATGTACCTGCGCGCAGATGTGTAATTCAGTCCCTGTGCTTCGCACCACTCTTTCGGTGATATACCCGTTTTGGCATGCTCGGCGAGGAACTGGTCTTGCAGCGCTCCCCAGTCCGGTTTTGCCATGATTATGTCCTATGGTTAAAGCCATTAAAAAAGCCACTCGAAAGTGGCCTTTGTGATGGCAATTTTTGCTTCAAACGTGGCTATTCATTTGGATACCCCGACTTTATGCTGACCATCACAATTGGCCTACCACGCTTTGTTATGCGTCGGTCTGGTTCTTGCCTTTGATGATGGAGAGACATAATTTCTGTTGAAGTGGAGCCAGCACATCGAAAACAAGCTGCTGCTCTGCAGGGAGCTTTTTCGATGCCATAGGTACCTTCCTCTTACAAAGGTTCGTGCTATATTAGAAATCAACAACTTGATTTAAAGGAACAGATATGGAACAGAAGCCTGCTATATATATCGGACGTGCCCGCTCTGCGATTGTAGAAGACAATGATATTTACGGTTGCGAGAGGGGTATACACATAGAGGAAGCAATAACTGCATCAGTCAAACGCAACAAAATATTATCATCTGAAGCGCTTTCTCATATCGACAAAATCAGGAGCATTCTTTTAGACAACGCTGCCACACTTGAGCGAGAAATTGGAACTGAAAACAAAGATAAGGTTCTTTCGGCGGTCAATGAATTACCTAATAGCAGAGACTCCGAAGCTCTTGATAAGTTATTAACAATTTCAAGCCTATGTTCGAACGCAGTCACTATCTGGCCTGTTATAAAACCGATTGTTATTAGCTTAATCGGAGCTGTTGGTTAGACTTCCATCATAAAATGTATTTTCGATGCAAATCTAACCTCTTTGTTAGCATGCAAATATGTGCTCTGCGGGCAACATAAAACCGTTAAACTGAATAAGCTTTGAAAATCATTCGCAATTTGACTGCCATGCTTTGTTGTACGCCAGCACATCACGTTTGGTCTGCTTGTCCATAACGTCAATGTCATGGTCGGTCAGGTAGATGGGCTTAACCCAGTCGCAAGCAGTATCAACGACAACCGGGACGCTTCCACGATTCCCGCAGCTCGCGATCAACATCGTCATCAGGCATATGGCTAACAGTCTGCTGTACATTGCTGGCCTTTTTGGTTACTTCGACGCGGCGTTCTACGGCTGCCTTGGTGGCTGCGGCATTATCGTCGGTGCGCTGTTTATCTGATTTGGCTTCGGCTTTTTCGCGTCCACGCATGCTGCCCAGGCCAAACGCACCCAGCACAAGCATTACGATCAATCCGATTGCCGCCAGAATGGCTTTCAGTTTCGTCATAGGCTCACACGCTCCCGTACCCAGCCATACACGAATGACTTGTTAGCCGGGCGCTGCTCTGCCAGCTCGAGATAGCGCTGCCCTTGGCTGCAATTCAGTGCACGGAGCAATACTGATTCCCCTTCGCTCCCGCGTTTAGCCAGGAACGATTTCAGGGCGCTGATGCTACGAGGGCCAATCTGGCCGTCGGCGATTAAGTCTGGGTAAAGTTTCTGCTGGTCGTTGAAGACATTCAGCCAACGCTGGAACCATTTCACCTGCACTGATGGCCCCATGTTCACGCCGGTGTCGCAGAGTTCAGCGGCGATGGCCGGAGACACGGTAGCTACCTGGTCGAAGCGTGGACCATACCAGTAATCAGCCTCGAGTATTTCGAGTGCCTGCTGGCGTGTCAGGTTGCGCATATCACCGGTAAAGCCATGGGCGCGTGCCGTTGCCTGAGTGATTCCCCAGTTCGTCGGGCCGCCCTTGTCGTTCGGGTGATTAACGTATCCACCCTCTTTGCCGAGGATGCGGTTGAAGATATCGTCTTTGGTCATCATTCAGCCCTTACGACTTTTGCCAGATTGCCTTTGGCTCGCCACACAGCAATGCAGATAGCCAGGTTGAGGAACAACTCACCCGGGTCAACGTTGCTGTAATGGCCGAGAAGAATACGGAAAGCGGTGAAGCTTGCCGACAGGATCAGGAAGTAAGCCATCCAGGCATAACCCGGGCGGTGCCTGCGTCCTGTCTTACTGAAGAACATCAGACGAAACACGATCGCCATGCAGATAATCGCGTTTGCATCCACGATGACGGAATGCCATGTCATTTCCCTTCCTCCTCCAGCCCGGGCATCTTGCCGTTGCGCGACTTGGCAACAACTCGAAGCAGGACTGCGACGGAAACGGAAGCAGCTACAAGCGCACCAACATTCGGTGACACTTCGATACTGACCGGCGGCTGTAACAGGCCAAGGGCCGTATTAATGACCCCGGCGATAATCTTGGCCATGGGAACGGAGAAGAACACGCCCCCCATGAATGAGATGACCGCGAAGAGCATCTGCTTCCATAGTTGATGAGGCTCTGAGGTCAGCACATACATTGCCGCCCCGGCCAGCGCACATAACATTACGCCAGGTGTCGCCTCCGGGAACATAGTGGCGAAAGTGATCCCTACCGTAGCGGAGGTCACCCCACTGGCAATTGTGATTGGCTCAGACATAGTTATTCCGTGTGTAGAGGGTCAGGCTTCACGAGCAGGATTTATCAACAAAGCACGTAGTGATTGATTCCCGTGAGCCTGAAATGAAAAACCAGCGATAGACTGGTAAAATGAATGGGTAGCAATATATGAATTTATTCCGAAGATATTATCTTCGGTATAGCCTAAATTTTAAAAGTACTGGATGAGATGGTATTTAGAAAAAAATCATTTAAAATCATACACGCTGATGTTTTTATAATTTATAAGGAGAGTGTATGAGTAGCATGCTTGACCCACAGCAATACAATAAAGACATGCGAGAAAAGCAAATTGACCTCATGCTTACTGCGATGGGGCCAACGAATGAGAAGTCGGCTTTTCTTATGGCTTTAATGATTAAACACTCTGATGATCCGGTAGCAACTATCAACGAGATTGGCGATTGCATCAATGCGGTCTACGCAGCTGGCGAGAACACCGACACTTCCGCGGGTTCAACGTTCAGCGAAATGAAGATCATGTACGGCAGCGCCGTGAGCATTTACCACAAAATTAAAGATATTTAGCAAAGTAAACCCCGCATCATCGCGGGGTTTTTAAAGGTACTGTTAAATAAAAAGCCCAAGGCGTTCCTCGGGCTTGAAAACTTATTTACTGCCAGCGCATACAACAATGGCACAATATCAGATTTACACGAAATATATGCTAATTAGTTCATTTCTGCAATACCTTGCTGATAATTTGCTGCCTTTTGTTGTGAACGTGATCGCGAAATATGATGTAGCGACTGGGAATCGAGTCCCTTATACAGGCTGATCATCGCATCGTAATGTTCCACGTAATTCTGAGACCAGTTTGTTTTGTTAACGCCCACCAGCGTAGCGAGATCACCATAATGATACGGATCCTTCCCGGATAACTCGCCTTTCACATCCTGCGCCGCCAACCATATCAACTGCCGTAAACGGTCAATGGTCTTCTTCGCCACCTTTTTTCCGGCCAGATGCTCGCAGAATTTCGACCACGCCCACTGAGTAATCAACACCTGATTATCCCAGCGCACATTCTCGCTGTAGTTCCATAGCAGCCAGGCCTTCTGGTGTTCTTCGAGCGTCATCAGTGCACGGCGCCACGATGAGGTGGAGTATTCCACCGGCTGCACCAGTGGAATATGCGCCCCCTTGGCATGCGACTGTTTGCCCGGTATTGGTGGATTATCCAACGTAATCATTTTCCCGGTTACCTCATCCATTACGCGAGGCTTCTTCCTCTTAAAGGTGCCAGTATCGAACTGCGCATTCTCCAGCCAGGCCATTAACTGCCCTTTCGTCGCACCACTTAAATCAGCGGTGGCCACCATCAGCTGCTGGCGCACGTATTCGAGAAATTGAGTATTCATACAGCACCGCCTATGGTTTTGATGTAGTTCTTCAGTATTCGGTAGTCCGTCAGTACAGAGCCGGGAAAGTGGTATAAGCGCAATCGTTGCCAGCGAACGCGGAGGTGATCGGCAAAGTAGGTTTCGAAAGTCATGCAGCCTCCTGTTTCTTCAGTGCGCGTAGGTCGGCCAGCGCGGTAAGCCTGATTTCCTTCAGCTCTTCGACTGTCCAACGGTGTGGAGTGTTATCGTTCTCGAGCGCCAGCACAGGCTCTTCGCCGTAACGTTCCACCAGCGCAGCTCGGTATGCTTCAATATTCCCGGATTTGTAGACGTTGCAGACATCACACTGAAGATGGATGTTGAAGCGAGTAAAGCGCAGATGCCCAGCTGCTGCCGTAGTTCGATAATGGCCAGCATGCCAGGCGAACGCCGTTTTAGTTCCACAGGAAATGCAGCCCCGCCCCTCTGCCAACTCATTCTCGCGACAGATGTCGTTGACGGCTCGCTGAGTCAGGTCAACCCAATGCTTCAGTGGTTTTGCAGCAGCTTTGCGCTGGCGCCAGGCAGCCCGCTCTTTCTTCTCAGTAGCACGCTGTTTGGCAGACTCTTTGCGCTGAGCATCTTCACGGGCTTTTCTGGTCTGCTCTTTCCCGACTGCGCTGGCGCACTCATAACCGCAGACGGTCTGCGTGTCTCGCACAGGATGAAACCACTGGCGGCATTCTTTGTTGGCGCACTTACGGCGCGGTAACTTAGCCATGCTCAACCCCACGCCCTGTTTTGCCAGACACGGCTCGGGCGCGGCGCTTTCTCGCTTTCGGGCAGTTGCACGCTGACAGTCCAGGTGATGTTGTCGCGATTAAGGCTGCGCTCTACCGTGGCGCCACGGCGGCAGTAACTGGCCACCAGGTCGTCGGCCTGCTCGGTTGTGCATTCGTGATGGTGAAACCAGGAATATTTCATCGCCATCACCCCGCGAAGCTCATGAGCTGCGATGCAGCGTTTTCCGCTTCACGCTGGTCCTTGAATGTCCGGGACAATACCCAGCGCCACAGAACATCGAGCGCGGCTTTGTACAGCTGCTGGAACTCGGTTTCGTCCATGTTGGAAAAGGCGATACTGCGAGGGTGTTTGCGAAGGGTGCCGTCAGGAAGCTGTATGGCGTCGTAGTGGCCAGACTCGATGATCACCCATGCACGGTATGCGTCATAGGATTTGCAGATGCTGATACTACCAGCGCGCTTATCAGCGATACGCTCAAGGTATTGCTCAGCAGCATCCAGGAGTGCGGCTTCACTTCCCGCGAATGAGGCAAGGAACTTGGCATAGCCGGTTACCAGCTTGCGTTCGTTGGAGGAGATCGCCCCGCCGGTAGGTTCCCAGTATTCGAAACCGAGATTGAGTAATGCGAAGAATCGGCGATGGAACGCCGGGTTGCGTACCTGCCGGAACTCAGCCACCAGCACGGCGCCGAGTTTGAATTTTGATTGCAGTAAATCGCTGGTCTCCGGCGTAGCGGGGATCAGGATTCCTGAGGACTGCTTGATTAGTTGTAGTTCGTGCGCCATGGTTTCTCTCCGTGGCGCATCAGGTTAACGGGTGCTCAATCCGTTGATATTATGATATCAGAGGGTTGGGTGATGCGGTAGCCAAGTCGGCGAAGAAAACGAGTCCCAGATGAAAGGTTGAAGACCCCTTCATCCTCCAGTAATGGACGGCATGATACCAGGCCATTTCTGCTATAGACGAGATACTGACGATCCAGTGGCATTGAGGCCATAAGCCTTCCATCTGAACGCCTGATAATGTCGTACCAATCGCCTTGCTCCTGACTTTCCTTCACAAAACCCCCTTCTTTGCTATCAACAAATTTCACTCTTCCAGCCGGGATAATCCCGTCCACAGAACCAACATACCAAATGGCGCAAATTTCCTAATAGGTTGGCTGGAAGAAAAAATAAAAATATTTACTGCAACATCTTAACTATACCCCAAAACAACTGTACATATAAACAGTATTCGTCTGTTTTGCTTAAGTATGCACATGAAATCCCTGTTTGCGCAAGGTCATTTATCCGATTGATTTAGATAAATTTTATTGCTACTTTCGCGCAAAAATTGATCGTTATTTTTAACAGTTGACTACGTCAAAACTGTCGACTGTAAATATCTGATTGGAATGCTCTCGTCAGGTAAATGACAAAGGTGTAGATGTCGTCAGGGGACATATTTCACTGACAGCGAGGAAAGTCAGGTTGGTAATTTGTTGCTGCGCTGTGCTTATTTGATAATCGATTTCATAGATCAATTTTACCAAATCGATCGGTATTATCGATCGACTAATATTTGTAGCGTTTTTCCGGGAGAAGAGCGTATTCGTAGGTGAAGTTGAATGCCTCGTTTTCAGTGTTAAATCGGCGTTCTGAGATATCTCTCCAGTGCCCTACCCTGAAATACTTCTGAGCAACCCACTTTCCCTCGAACGGGAACACAGCGTAAGCGCCCACGTACTGATGATCAGCGTGCGGGTCGGGATATGACTCCCCCTCTACCAGAGAGTAAAACTTGATGCCGCTTATAATTATGCAGCTCAATTATTTTTTCTCGTTCTGCGCGGCCAGATCCAGATAGCGCGGATCGGACGCTCTTGGCAACGTCATGCTCTGCTCGCGGTAGTTGAAGTATTCACGAAGATGCTCTGGTTTCTCACGCGCTACCTGCTCATCGATAACAGGCATGTTCATGCGCTCTTTGTACGCTACGCCACTGGCAGCTAGGTCGACGTTAACCTTGTCCTGCTCTTCTTTCGATTTTGCTGCGATGTTATGACCAGACATGATGAATCCCTCTCGATGCTTTGAGAGGGATTATAGGTCAGGCTGCTATTTGTTTCGACTGACAAAATTCCGGCAATTTAGCACGTACTCAGTGCTTCAGCGACCGGCTGAGGAACTTCATCAGCTCAAGGTTGCGAAGAAGGAAACCGCCAAAGTGGAACTTCTGCTTAGAATAATTTATTGATAGAAGATCAGTGAATAAAATCAGTTGGGACAGGTGTGACGCCGGATGAAATAATTAACTCAGGAAGCTCGCTACCATTCAAAGTTCTACCCACGCCTACAGCGTATGTTTCACCGTTAACCTGTATCAGATGCACATCGTAAGAACGGTGGGACCCAGCTGAAGGTGGAGAGTTGTTACTACCAATCGACGCCTCGAAAAAATTCAACCGCTGCTTGAGTTCAGTATCCTCATAAATTTCACCATCACGTCCAAAGCCAACAAGTAAATATTTGATCATAGCCATGCTAACCTCAGTTCCAAGTCGTTTTTGACCTTCAATCGCTACCTAGTGGGTAACTCCCAATAACTAAGGAATAGATCAGTAGCTTTTGCCCTTAATCTCAAGAACTTTCCTTGCCTTAGATGAAGAAATCAGCACTCGATCAAAATTTCTATTTTTTTTCTCAATTATTGACATCCCTGCCAGGCCTTATAAGACGCGCGCTTAGCGATCCTCACCCTTTTTCAAGCTCAATTTAACCTCAAAATCAACTATTGTGCTGAAAAGAATCCCTACTACAATGGGCATCAGGAAGCAAGATATAGCAAATGGAAGTCTAAAAAACGCAATATGTTGCGTTTGGTTGGAAGGCTAAATGCGGATATGAAAAACCCGGCTGATTAGACCGGGTCTTCAATCGGTAACAGAGTTACAGCTCCGTTGCCGTGCCGTAAAACACTGGCGACTTGAAGTAGCTTAATCAAATGCAGCGCATTCTTCAAGTAACCAGGAACGCCCTGAAGCACTCTGGTACACCCAGTAACAACTTAGGGACTGATATAGCTGTGAATTTTTAGTCCGGGTTTTTGGTGATTCTTAAACCCCACCCCAACAATTAATCGTGCCGTAAAACACTGGCGACACAGTGAAAACTGCAAAGGCAAGCCCATGGGTGTTTGCAGCTAGGCGCGATAAAACTAAGAGAGTCCCATAATGGCTGACTTACTTATCAAAATCGTACCTCCGATTATCGTGATTGTTACTGCGATCATTGAGTACGTAAACCAGCGCCCGTAAGCATGGTATAGCCCAAAGGCCCAGAAATGGGCCTTTCCTTTTACGCAGCAATTCCCCTCAGGTTACACAGCTCAGGAAAATTAGCTCGCACCAAAGCCTCAGCAAACGGCGGAGGAACAGCGTTACCGCAGCGGGCAACCTGCTTATCCTTCACGTACTTCTTATCGCTGTAGTCCTGAATAATGATATACAACTAAGGAACATACAGCCTCATACCAAGATGTTCGGTACCCAGTATCAATTGACCTCAACACATAGCAAGAAGTTATTGCACTCGTTCTCAAAGTAAAACCACCTTGAAAAAGAGATATCATTTTGATATCATGTCTTGAGAAACCTCTAGAGGTAAGGATTCATTATGCCCTTAAGCACAGATGTTGATCGTGTGTTAACGTTCACTGAAAGACTTGAACAAATTTTAATGGAAATGGTCGAAAAACATGACCATTTCTTTGACTTCCTTCGAGTACGGGGTGGACAAAATCTTCCCCAAACTGTTTCAGTAAAAAATGAAAAATTCAAAATTAGCATCCCATTGATTATGCTAATTTTGTTAATCACACGCTTAATAGTCTTCAAACTTGCGATTATGTATAAGCTCATAAGATCCAAAATGCTTGAAGTGAAAGCACTGTCTAAAGTAGGCCAAAACACGCATATCTATCTTTTTGATTTAGATACAGTTCGGAAATTGAACATTAAGGAGACCTTATGTCACGCATGAAAAAGCCTGACAGCTTTCTCCTTAGATTCAAAGAAGAAGATGGTATCAACGGTATCAGTTCTGAATCCTTTGAAAAACTAATGAAAGCTACTGGCATGAGTAAAACAGACCTCATGCATTTTGCACTCGTAAACTTAGTGGAAAAATACATCCCGGCTTATGAGCAAGATGATGGGCCCTTGACCGAAGCTCAATTCCGGACACTACATGAAAGATCGAAAACTAACCAAACGCCGGATGAGAGTTTCGAAATGCTATTGTAGGTATAAAAATGCATTCGAAAATAGAACCATTGCCAAAGACCGGCGATATTGTTTGGCTACAACCATCTGAAGAATGGGGAGTTGATACTCCCAAAAGGAGACCAGGTGTGGTATTAGGTGTATCGAAACTAAGGCATGAAATCATAGTTGCATTCGGTACGAGCCAAAAAACACACAAACTCTACCCATCAGAGTTTCTTATTCAAAAAGCTGATGGCGATGATGTTTTTGGTCTATCTGGGTTAAGCTACGATACTAAATTTGACTTAGCCAGAACATCTATCCTGCCTTTTACTACAGAGTTTTTCTCTAAGGCACCAAGAAAAAATAATGTCCCTTATCCAAAGCTTGGTAGTGTTCATATAACGTACTACAAAGCGATGTGCAAGGCGAAAAACAATAGTAATTGACTTCTGAAGTGCTGTAGTATCCACTACAGCACAATTTTCTAAGCAATCAATAAACTTACTATTTCAAATCATTCCCCCTGCCCCAATAGGATCTGATCGCGTTCGTCATCGGTTACTGGTGCTGACTCAGTTAAGTTAATTTTCATACCGAACCGCTTTTAACAAAGATAATCCAGTGAGTTTTGTCGTTCTTTCCGGTACGCTGACCAATTGCAGGTTTCACATCTGTAAGTGCCAAAATCTGGCTAACAGGGATCTGCGTCTCGTTCCATTTGAATATGAGAACGCCGTGTGGCCACAGTACGCGAAAAGCCTCTTTGAATCCGCTTCGTAAATCAGAACGCCACGTTTTTTGTTCAGTCGCCCGTATTTTTTACCCATCCAGGCAGACTGGCCAACGCGCTCGAGGTGCGGCGGGTCAAACACCACAACCGGAAAAGAAGAATCAGCGAACGGCAGTGAACGAAAATCGGCAATCAGGTCGGGACTGATAACCAGGCGGCGACCGTCGCACAGTTCGTGCTCTTCGGCGCGGATATCAGTGAACACGGCGCGGGTGTCCTGCTTGTTGAACCAGAACATGCGGGAGCCGCAGCACATATCAAGAATCGTCGTGCTGTCGGTCATACTGATGTTCTCCCGTAAAACGCCAGAACCCGCTGCATCGCCGGACTTGTGCGGCATACTGATGCGACCACGTTTTTTCTCATGCTCGATTTGAGCTGCTTGATGTTCAGATCCCCGCCGGGCTGAAGCATGTAGACCGGGTGATGCGGATCGCCAGTGCGGATAACTACCGCTCTGCGTACCAGGTGAAGCAGCAGGTTGTGTGCCTTCTTGCAGTCGCATCCCAGAAGGTTCTGAACCTGACGCGGCGTTACGGTCTGGTTAGCCTGAAGAAAATCAACGATTGCCCACAGTGATTTGCTTGCCATAGTGATTTGCCCTCGAAGTTATTTAACGATCCGGAGATGACTAACGTTCTTGCGATAGCTGCCCCAGTCAAAGTTCACCCACATTCCGCCATCCATCTGGAGGCGATCGATAACCCGCGCACCCAATGCGCCGAGAAGTTCGTAATGGTTCAGATTCGTCAGAACGCCAACCGGGCGCATCGACGACAGCCGACGATCGATAACCTGATTCAGAATGACTTTCTCCCCGTTGCTACCGCGCTGAATACCGACTTCATCCAGCACCAGCAGATCGACTTTGCAGAGGTCATCCAGAAGTGAAGCCTCGGATTGACCACCGTCGTAGCACTCGCGAACGCGTAGCATCAGGTCAGGGATTGTCACCACCAGCACTGATTGGCCACCGGACAGGAGATGATTTCCGATCGCTGCTGCCAGATGGTTTTTCCCGGTACCAGGTCCACCGCTAAACACGAAGCTCGCAAAGCCAGCACCAAAGTTCTGTGCGTAGCTTTTCGCCATGGTGTAGGCCTTGCGCTGTTGCTCACCGGATACTTCGTAGTTGGCGAACGTGCAGCTGCGGTGCAGGCCCTGGATGCCAGAACGCCCGAAGATTTTCTCTGTGCGCGCTTTCTGATTCCGCTTGCCCAGCTCTTCGCAATGTTTCAAGCCTTCTTCCCGCTGCCACGCCAGCAGTTCTGCTGCATTGGTGAACTTCGGCTGTACGCCTGGCGGAATGAGTTTCTTCAGGCGCTCAAGAGCGCTGCCGGAATTAACAATGTTTTTCACCGTTACCCCCTGAATCCGGTTGGGATGGTTTTATCTGGCTCAGAAATGCGGTTCACATCCCTTCCCGTTTTGCGGTCGTTGAGAGCGAACTTCGGTTTGAACAGTCCCTGGTAGCCGTTGGCGATACTGGTGTTGATCACGTCAACCGGGTCATGCCCTGCGTCCAGGCATGCCTTCAGCAACTTGAACGCTTTGGTGACCGTCAGTTCGGTCTTGATGGCTTTGCCAGACTGCTGGCGATAGGAAACCCACTCACCCCAGGACACAGAATCAAGCCACTCAGGAACGAGAATTGTCAGCGGGTCAAACTTCACCTTCCCCCCTGGGGGATTAGAGGGGGTTAGATCTGTTTTTATATTTGTCTTTGGAAGAATGTCTTTGGTGTTCCCTGTTTTCAGGGATACCTCTCCCTGTTTTTGGGGATGGTTATCCCCGTTTTCAGGGATAGCTGAAGGGGTAAAATTGCTATCCCTGAATTCGGGGATGGTAATAACCCATGTAACAACTTCAGCAGCAGGAAACACCGCTGGACACTTCATGCAATTTGGCTTGGTATACGCCCATTTATCCAGGCTGGTATTAATCCCAATGTATCTGGTTTGCCCAATGCGGCGCAGGATGATGATGTTCCGATAGGCTAGGCTCAGCACGGCTTCTGAGACGTGTTTCACCTTAAGCGTCGTTTTGTCTGCAATGAGGCTATTGGCGATGCGGTCCGAACTCTTGGACCAGCCATAGGTCAGACGAACGATAGCGTTCAGCACCCGGAACTCACGCCCGGATAGTTCGACGATACACAGGGCATCCTGAATCTGGTTGGCCAGGCGCAAATAGCCTTTCTCCAGCTCAGCCATGCTGCTCTCCTGTTTCCCCTGCTGCGTGGGGAATTTGAATATTTCAGCGGTATTTGACATACTGTTCTCCGCAATTACCTTCCGTTTTTGCACCTGAAAGCCGTTGGTGTTCTAGCACCGCGGCTTTCGCCATTTTTGAACCCGTCATACAGCCCCCAGCATCAACTGCACCATCTCCATCAGCGGACCGGTTAAGCCAGGGTCAACGCGGTACATCTCCACGATCCCCTCGCTCAGCTCTTTCAGCTTCTGATGACGCGGCGCATCCATTGCGACAGCTATCTTCGCTTCGCTGGTTTCCTTCTCCATACGTGCCAGACGGGCCATGACGTTGTCTTCTGGCAGCAGGCGACTGCGGTACACAATCGGCAGAACGGCGAGGATTGCAGGAGTCAGCTGGCGGACGTTCTCGCGGTAACGTTCGCTGTTGAAATGGTTATCCAGGAAGCGGAAAAGCTTCTGGCGCTTTCGGCAGAGATCGTCAGGGAAAGTGATGTCATCACCACCCTGTGCCTGGTACTCTTCGATGATCAGAGCCGTAACTACGTCCTGACCATCGGCACCAGCCCAGGAGCGGACCGCGTCACGAATATCTTCGTGGCTCGGCCCCCTACGTGCTTGAGCGCGATTTATCATTACCCCTTGAGTAATGTCGCTATCATTCTGGTAAGTAAGTGTCTGCATGGTTAATGCTCCTACTTTGGTAAACCGTCAGTGGGATTTGGGTAGAGATCTGGGCGCAGCTCGTGTGGCGTTACGCCGGTTGCCTCAAACACTGGTAGCACTCGTTCGGCAGGAATTCCTTTACGGCGCCACAGCGAAACAGCCATTTTTGAAACGCCGATCAAAGCTCCAAGCGCGCTGGCCGAGCCAGATCGGAGAATTGCATTTTCAATACCAGTCATAGGACCTCCTTAAGTGAGCAAAGTAAAGCACCAATTTACTATTGAGTCAATACACGCCTGCCTACCAACTGGTAAAGCTATTGTTTACAATCCCTACATGAACAAAAAAGATCCTAACCAGAGCCTTATTTCCAGGCTGACTGAATTGAATGGCAAAGGCTTCTCAAAAACAGAGATGGCCAAGGTTGCTAATGTCAGTAAGCAGGCGGTAACCGGATGGTTTAGAACCGGTAAAATCAGCAAAGAATCTGCCCTCGCTGTTGCAGACGCTGCTGGCGTGTCTGTGCCATGGCTACTCGGCGAGGATGTTGGAGAGAAAGACGGCCTTAAGCCGGACGAACAGCGCCTGCTGGAGCTCTATCGCCAGTTGCCGGAAGAAGAGCAGCAGAACATGCTCCGCATCTTTGCCATTCGCCTGAAAGAGTTGGACGAGTTGTATGAGAAATACATGAAGGGGCGTATTCGTTCTCAGGGAGAGTGATGTGTTCTGGTCGGAGAATGGCTGGTAGTGAACGGCGTGGCATTGCGCCAAGGCAATTAATTCAACCTCTTAGTCGCCATATCCCATAAAGGATTCCGGCTAAATTTGTTACCGATACTACCAATGCAATTGTGGCAAAAATATCTGAACCGGACATAAGGAAATCTCCATGAGTTATAGCGACATTGTTGCAACTATTGCAATGATTGTATCTATCACTGCTGTTCCTGCAAGTGGTTATTTAAGCTATCGTTACGCAATTGAGGGAGAAAAGAGGAAGGAGTGGAATGGTGTTGTTGAGCCAATTCTTGAGTATTTAGAGGGGCATGAACTATTTCTAAGCAAAAAGAAATGCCCTGATTATACTTTCCACAGCTTTCCATCAAAAAACTGGGATGCAGCGATTAGAAGATCTAAAGATCCAAAAAAATACCAACAAGCGCTTCAAGATTACCGGTCAGTATTGAATGAAATAAAAACATCTCCGGCACCAGTTATTTATTTTGGGCAATCTGAGTCTGAGCGCGAGGAGTGGATTGACCGATACCCTGACGGGATAAACAGGCTTAATGAACTAATGACAATTCTAGCGTTGAAATAACCCGGCCACCGAGCCGGGTTTTTTATACCCCCCACCGGATCGCCTCCAAGCGTCTGCCCCGAACTCCCCAATCCCGGCCTTAGCGTCGGGATTTTTTTTGTCTTCTATTGCTCAATTTCATACTCCAAAACAATCAGGTAAAGCATTGCTGTACTTTTTATCACCTCATTGCTTGACCATTTAGTAAAGTGGTGATTTACTAGTATCACCAAGACGCACCACGAACCACTCAGGCAGGACGCCCACGAAGTAGCCGCCGACGGCATATGAATAGTCGGATGAGGTGGTTAGATTAACGCGCATCAGGTTTAACGCTCAGCTGGCCGGCTATAAGGCAAAACAGAAGTGAGCTTCGCGGTGGTGAACTGCAGAGTTAAATCGCTCAACTGTGAAGATCAGCACCACGGCACCACCAGCGAAGTTCACTCAGCAATAGTGGAGAACATCATGGTTCATCAGCACTACGGTACACAGACGGTAAACCGCGGCGCGGTTCAGCCTGGAATGCTCGTCAAACACAAGGATTCAACCTGGACGGCATCAGCTAATGCTCGTGGTCGTTTGTATCTGCATCGCGGCGTTGAGATGACTTACACCAGGGATTTGCTGGTTGAAGTTTATCTGAACGGTCTGGGGAATGGCCTCAGCCATTAACGGAGAGTGTCATGCAAGACAAGAAATGCGGTTACTGCAGCAAGCCGGTTAAACCGGAAGAAGTAATCAAAGGCACCCTTCTCTACCGCAACGGCTCACTGCTGGCGCGCAAAGAGAAAGAGTACTGTTCCAGACGTTGCGCTTCGCACGACCAGATGGCTCACGAAGGCTAACGTACACCCCGCGCAAGGCGGGATCTACGTCCGGTGGCACCGACCAAAGTTACACCGGAAACAACATCAAAACCAAAGTTAACCCAATGGGCGCTATCAATGGCCCGGGGATTCTAACACCCAAAAATGAGGATCTCACATGGAATTCTTTAATGTGGTTAAAGCCACTCAGAAATCCGGAAAACAAGATGCAGTGGTCTGGTTCACTGCGAAAACCGAGGCTCGCGCCAACCTGCAACTGGACGTTGCACTGGAAGATGCTGGCATCGAAATGGGTCGCGGTAAGGACTACGCCAAACCGATTCGCACAGATTTTCCTGTTGTTGATGACCTGCCAGAAGAAGGCGAAGTTGATTTCACATGGTGCGAACGTTACGAACTGGCCGAAGACCAGCGCACCTGGAATGTTAAGCAACAGGCTGAAGATGAGTCTGTCGACGACGCCGATACTGAAGACAGCACCGCAGAAGAATCTCAGCAGTCAGAGCAGCCGAACCTGATCGTCGTTGCCACCCTGCCATTCCGTCAGCGCGTACTGGCTCAGTTCATCGGTGATGGTGAATATCTCTATCACGTCGACGCTGGGCAGAAAAACGAGATTGTCCGCCTTGAGATGGACACTGATAACGCGTACGCCCAAAACCTGCTGCTGGCTGCTGAGAATGTGGAAGCATTCAAAAAAGCCATTGAGCACGATATCCATAAAGTCGTGAATGCCGTTAAGAAAGCCTTCCCTGTCGACGGTAAAAACCGGAACTGGCAACAGTTATCCAGTTCCTGACGGTGTGGTTCAACACTGATTACATCGACCGTGGCATCCTGGCGCGCGAATGGACCGCCGGTAACCGCATCAGCAATGTTCAGCGCACCGATTCCGGTACCAACGCCGACGGCGGATATGTCACTGACCGTGGCGAAAATGCTTACCACACGCTGGATACTCTGGATTTAGAGATTGCCTGCGCCCTGCTCCCAATGGACTTTAACCATCTTGAAATCCCGGGCAGCATCCACCGCCGCGCCAAAGAGATAGTGGCCAACAAAGAACAACCATGGAAATCATGGAGCAGCATCCTGCGCAATCAGCCTGGCGTTCTGTCGGTAAACCGCGCTGCCATCTTCAATCTGGTGCGCATCGCGCCGGAAAATATTCACCTGACGCCAGTTGCACATCTGGAGTTCGTTAACCAGACCATGACAGCTGAGTTCAATTCAGCAACTGAGTTGCTGCCGTTGCCAGTAGCTGGCGCGCAGGAACCAAACAGTCAGGATCAACCTCGAGTTGAGAATCTTGGCGCTGGAATTTTCTCCATAGAAAGCCTGATGGGTGATCAACAACCAAAAACAGATGACCGTTCACCACTTAATGAGGAAACCACCAGCGATGTGCAGATGGAAGAAACTGTCAGTGATGAAGAACAGGCTGGTAATGAAGTGCAGCCAGGCGAAAGCAGTCTGGAAACTGGTGAAGAGTCACATACCGGCCAGCAAGCCGATGTAAACCAGAATGCGGACTCTGTCGTCCAAAATAGCGATTCTGTAAACCAAGCCGAACCAGTTGCTGCGCAAACCGAGCCAGAAGCGAAATCTGACGAACCGGCTGTTGTGTATCCCGCTTACTTCGAGCCTGGGCGCTATGAAGGTCTGCCGAACGAGGTTTATCACGCAGCGAACGGGATCAGCAGCACGCAGGTAAAAGATGCCCGCGTCAGCCTGATGTACTTCAACGCACGCCACGTCGCCAAAACGATCACCAAAGAGCGTTCTCCAGTTCTGGACATGGGTAACCTGGTGCATGGACTGGCGTTGCAGCCAGAGCAGCTTGATGAAGAGTTCAGCGTTGAACCGATGATCCCGGAAGGCGCGTTCACCACGACGGCAACAATCCGCGCGTTTATCGATGAGTACAACGCAGGTCTGCCAGAGCAATTGAGCGCCGACGACATAAAGACATTGCTCGAGGAATACAACGCCACTCTGCCTGCTCAGGTACCACTGGGTGGTTCAGTCGAGGAAACTGGCCAGAGCTACATGTCGCTGCCAGAAGAGTACCAGCGGATCGAAGCGGACCAGAAGCAGACCGCAGCGGCGATGAAAGCCTGCATCAAGGAATACAACGCCAATCTGCCTGCCCAGGTGAAAACCAGTGGTAGCCGTGATGCCTTACTCGAGCAGCTGGCAATCATCAATCCTGACCTGGTGGCGCAGGAAGCGCAGAAACCGCAACCGCTGAAAGTGTCCGGTACCAAAGCGGATCTGATTCAGACCGTGAAGTCTGTGAAACCAGACGCCGTCTTTGCCGACGAACTGCTGGATGCGTGGCGCGAGAATCCGCAAGGGAAAGTACTGGTCACCCGCCAGCAACTGAGCACCGCACTGGCCATTCAGAAAGCCCTGCTACAGCACCCAACTGCCGGGATGCTGCTTCAGTACCCGAGTCGCGCCGTTGAGGTCAGCTATTTTGGCTTTGACGATGAAACCGGTCTGGAAGTCCGCGTTCGTCCAGACCTTGAGATCGACCTGGACGGAGTGCGCATCGGTGCCGACCTGAAAACCATCAGCATGTGGAACATTAAGCAGGAAGGCCTGCGCGCCAAGCTGCACCGGGAAATCATCGACCGTGACTACCATCTGAGCGCCGCCATGTATTGCGAGACCGCAGCACTGGACCAGTTCTTCTGGATTTTCGTCAACAAGGACGAGAACTACCACTGGATCGCCATCATCGAGGCATCCGCCGAACTGCTGGAGCTGGGCATGCTTGAGTACCGCAAATCAATGCGTGCTATCGCTACCGGCTTTGACACTGGCGAATGGCCAGCGCCCATCACAGCTGATTATACCGACGAACTGAACGACTTCGACCTGCGCCGCCTTGAAGCGCTGCGTCTGGCTTAATGGAGGATTTGACCATGCAAAATACCAACATCATTACTACTGAGCAGGCACCAAACACCATTTCCGCCAGCAATGCCGTATTCAACGTGCAGGCGCTCGGGCAGCTCACCTCTTTTGCTGAATTGATGGCGCAGTCTGCCGTCACCGTACCTAAACACCTGGCGGGGAAACCCGCTGACTGTATGGCGATCGTCATGCAGGCTATGCAGTGGGGAATGAACCCATATGCAGTTGCCCAGAAAACGCATCTGGTCAACGGCGTTCTGGGTTACGAAGCGCAACTGGTCAACGCAGTAATCTCCAGCTCCAGCGCCATCGTGGGCCGCTTCCATTACGAATACGGCGGTGACTGGGAGAAGATCGCCGGCAAAAAAGACGGCCGCGATGAATTAGGACTGTTTATACGGGTTGGCGCCGTACTGCGCGGAGAAGAAGAAATCACCTGGGGTGAGCCAATCTACCTGGCTGATATCACCACACGTAACTCTCCATTGTGGAAAACAGCACCGAAGCAGCAGATCGCTTATCTGGCAGTGAAGTACTGGGCGCGCTTGTACTGCCCAGAAGTCATCCTTGGCGTCTACAGCCCAGATGAAGTTGAACCGCGCACAGAGAAGGAGATTAACCCGGCGCCGCAACGCGTTAGCCTGGCGGATATCTCAGGTGACACCGTCACAACCACGCAGAGCGCACAGGAATCATCGGTAAATATCGGCTCACCGGCCGATGATTTCCGCGAACGCATCGATGCTGCACAGGATGTTGATAGCGCCAAAGCACTGCGCGCTGATATCGAAAGCGCGAAGGTCACGCTCGGTTCTGCCCTGTTCACCGAGCTGAAGAACAAGGCAGTTAAGCGCTATTACCTGGTTGATTCACGTAACAAGGTTGAAGCCGCGATCAACTCTCTACCGTCTCCGGATGAACCGGGCGCAGCAGAACGATTCGCCGAAGTTGAGCGCGTGCTGGCAACCAATAAGCGTCACATGGGCGACGAGCTGCACGATCGGTTCAGCATCACCCTGGCGGATATGAAACCGGAATACGTGGCCTAAGGGAGGCGGGAGGGTTCGCCCTCCCGGTAACGACATGACGAAAATTACGGAACGCCCAATGATTTTCAATGGTGAGATGGTTAGCGCCATTCTCGACACCGGGAAGACGCAGACCCGGCGGCCAGTAAAGTTCCCGCATATTGATAGAGATGCAATGTGCGAACTGTCAGGAAATGAATTAGCCGGTGAACTATTAGCGGGGAATTATAGAAACAGTCCACACGGCAAACCAGGCGATCGAATTTGGGTGCGCGAGACATGGTGGCAGGCTGGACAGAGTTACGCCCGTTACCCTGATGATGATGAATACGGCTGGTATGGTTCACGACGGGTTCTCTTTGCGGCAGATGGTAATCCGCCAAACGAACCTAACGACCATAACCCAAACGGATTGGGTGGTGGAAAATTCTCTGCTGCCAAGCCAAATCATTTATGGCGTAAGCGCCCATCTATCCACATGCCGCGCTGGGCATCCCGCATCCTACTGGAGATCACCGATGTACGCGTGGAACGGTTGCAGGCCATTACCCTGGGAGATATCTGCAAAGAGATCGGCTGTGGTCTTTACGACTTCCGCCCCGCCACTTATGGCTTTCAGGTGTGGGAAGAACTGTGGGAATCCATCTACGGAGAAGGCAGCTGGCAGGCTAATCCGTGGGTGTGGGTGATCGAGTTTAAGCGTATCGAAGGAGGTGACCATGCGACTAATTAACCGTGGAAATCAGCAATCCCCATTAGCGCGCCAGGCATGCGACATCGCACTGGCTACCCACCAGCAACGCTACGGCGACTACGGGCGTAGCAAGATGAAAGAGACGTACACGGTGAGAGTTGAAGGCGTGAAGGTCTGGGTAGAAGTAGTGAACCGCAAGGCCAGCTACGTGGCCACGGCGATGACAGGTATGCGCCGGCTGCGCGCACTGCCGGGTCAGGTTTCTTGATAACGATATTTCATTAACAGTTTTCCGGCAGCTCTATAATGAGTTGCCGGATCCGGAGGTAGTATGGCCAAGCTTCTTAATCTGCAGGAATGGGCGAATTCGACTTATTCAACCCCGCCGTCTCTTTCAACACTTCGCCGCTGGGCGCGGGAGGGGCGCATTTACCCTGCTCCGGAACTTCACGGAAAAGAATATAAGGTTCAGCCTGACGCCATCTATGTGGATCCGAGCAAAAAGAACCTTCGTCCCAAATCAAAACGCTTAGCGCTGCCAACTGGCGGCACTCTACTGGAGAGACTGACTCATGGCGAAAAGGCCAGTACGTTACGACGCTAACCTGCCCCGTAACCTGACCTATCGTAAAAGAGACAGGCTTTATAGCTGGCGAAACCCGATTACCGGTCAAGAATTATCTCTTGGCCGGATCGACAGAAAGGACGCCATTTCTCAGGCCATCGAGGCCAACAACTACATCGACCAAAATTACCTTCCGTCAGCGCTGCTTGACCGCATAAAGGAAACACCAACATTTACGGTGAAAGCGTGGCTCGAGCGCTACGAAGTAATTCTTGAGCGAAGAGAATTGAAGCCCAACACGATGAAGGTCAGGCGCAATCAGATCGCCACTATCAGTGATGAATTCGGACGTATGCCGCTATCGGCGGTCAGCACAAAGGACGTATCTACTTTCCTGGAGAGTTACATACTCTGCGATAAGAAGAGCATGGCCTCTGGCCTGCGATCGGTATTGTTGGATATTTTCAGGGAGGCGATCGTCGAGGGACATATTGAAAGGAACCCGGCAGAGCCGACAAGAACGCCGACACCAAAAGTGAAGCGTGAGCGTCTTTTGCTCGAGCAGTTTGAGATAATAAGGGATGCCGCAACTGCTCATTCTGGATGGGCTGCAAATGCATGTGACCTGGCGCTGGTCACCGGGCAGAGAAGAGAGGACGTATCGCTGTTCAGATTCAGCGATATCAGGGATGGAAGATTGTTTGTCACACAGGAAAAGACAGGTCACAAATTGGCGTTGCCACTTGATTTGCGACTGGACTCTGCTGATTTGGTATTGCAGGATGTTATCGACCGTTGTCGTAAAAACAACCCGTCAGACTTCATGCTTTATTCTGCGGTAAGGCGTGGTGGCCGGAAGCCAGGTCCGTTAACTCCGGACGGAATCACCCAAGCATTTTCTGATATCAGGGATTCTACAGAGTTAAAGTTTGGCCCCAACCCTCCCCCGTTCCATGAGATCAGGAGCTTGGCGAGCAGGCTCTATGAAAGGGAGCGCGGAGAGGATTTCGCACAGAGACTGCTGGGGCATAAAAATTTAACAATGACCAAAAAATACCTGGACGCACGCGGTGCAGAATATGTTATGGTTTAGACAGGATATGGAAATTTCGAGTAATTTTCGTGGGATTTCGTGAAAGCACCGAAAAAACCCAATGAAAACAGATAGATAAAAAGAGACCGAATACGATTCCTGTATTCGGTCCAGGGAAATGGCTCTTGGGAGAGAGCCGTGCGCTAAAAGTTGGCATTAATGCAGGCTTAGTTGCCTTGCCCTTTAAGAATAGATGACGACGCCAGGTTTTCCAGTTTGCGTGCAAAATGGTCAATAAAAAGCGCGGTAGTCATCAGCTTAAATGTTAAAAACCGCCCGTTCTGGTGAAAGAACTGAGGCGGTTTTTTTATTGGAAATCAAAAGGCTATTTTAGGTAATTAACAGAGTTTTTCAGCTCGTTCTATAAACGGTGCCAGACTCATTTTTTCGCCGGGATTGTTAGGATCATCAATCTGAATCACCGAAATCGGCTGGGCTTTAGTCTTCCCACTGGCAACTTCCTTTTGTGCGATATCGTTTAAAGGATACTGCACGAGGGTACTTGGGTTGATGACATACAAAGCATTACCCGGTCGGCAAGTCAGCATCACCTCTTCGCGATTAAACGCCCATTTGTCTTTACCCACTTCAAAACGGCTGACGGTAATCACCTGCGGTGCCGCCAGCGCCGCTGCAGAACTGGTGAGTAACAGAAACGCCAGAATACTTTTTTTCATCAT